TTTACATCTGGAAATTTATTAGCAACTGCTAACATTGCTTCCATATATCCAAATGAAGTAGCAAATATAATATCAATACCTGATAAAGCCATTTGTGTTATAGCTCTTTCAGCATCTGCTCCTTCTGGAACATTTTCGATATATGAAGTTTGAACTGCGTCGCCAAATTCTTCTTCGACCATTAATCGACCTTGGTCATGCATATAAGTCCAACCGTGGTCTCCTACTGGACCAACATAGATGAAACCTACTTTTACTGGTGAAGCTGACGCAGACATGACGAAGAATAGAGGCAATAATACAATTGCCAATAGTTTTGAAAATACTCTCATAAATATCCTTTCGAGGGTGTTGTGGCAGGATCGTAAGGAGATACTCTGCCGATTAAAGTTTAAAGAATTATATATACGCGTTTTTATATAAATAGATTTGTATATACTATTAGTTATCATTTATTTTTTGAAGTGACACGGGGATTCACAAAAGGAATATAAATGATAGATCCAGTTACAGCATTAGCTACCGCATCAACCGCTTTTAACCTGATCAAAAAAGGATTTCAGGCCGGAAGGGACATTGAATCTATGGGAGCGGACCTAGGTCGATGGATGGGAGCATGCTCTGATATTAAAAAATCAGAAGAAATGGCTAAAAGGCCACCGCTATTTAAAAAGTTATTTGCTGCAGGTTCAGTCGAAGAAGAAGCACTACAATCTCTTATGGCTAAGAAAAAGGCTGAAGATATGCGTGAACAATTAAAAAATATTATTATGTTTAGCCGAGGAAAAGGTGCATGGGATGAACTTTTAAGAACAGAAGGAGAAATTCGTAAAAAACGTCAACGTATGATATATGAACAACAGGAAAGACGACAAGCATTGCTGAACTATATTTTGATTGGTATTGGACTAGCCGCTATATGCGGAATGGTAGGAGCAATAGGTTGGGTCATTATTACAAATTTACCTTAATAGTTTTATTTGCACTTACTTCATCAGCATGGAGTGGTGGTAAAACTTGGAAATCTGAAGGAGGAATGCCTTCTAATATAGTTGGAACCTGTTATACGTGCACGGCTAATAGTGCTACTACTATGACATATGAACAACAAGTTCGTAAAGGAATACGTGAAGATCCTAAAATGGTTATATGTCGTAGAGTTAAAAGAGTTAAAACTAAAGCGGGAACAGAAGCTTGTGTTTATAAAGGACCAAATAGAACGTGGACATTTGCAGTTGAAACTGTATGTCCTGCAGAGTTTCTTTGTAAATATGAACCAAACGGTAAGGAGCCAAATATAGATGACGTTGTTCAATCTATCAATGAAGGTTTTGACTAATGAATCACTATTTGAAAGAACATTATCGGAAAATGACATATTCTTTAAACGAATATTCACTTGAATTAGATGGTGCTAAAGGTAGGGTTTTTCAAAATAATAAGTTAGTATTTTTAGGATTTGCGTATAAAGCAATAAAAATATATATTAATAGAGTACCTAGTCAAAAACATCACTTTAAATCTCAATTAAGCATGAGACAAAAAGTTATATTTGGAGAGGTACCGCCAAAACCAGAAATTCCAAAACCCACAAAGAAATTAAAAGGTCGACCATAATCTAACGATATAGATCTGTATCTTGAGAATTTATTTGTATTTGATCAATAGGATTTGTATCTAAAGATATAGTTGGTCCAAAAGATACTTCATCACTTTTAATTTTTTTATCGTGAATATCCATTTGAATAACCGCATAATGTAAGATTTTCATTAAATCTTTTCTAGCATCAGCATGGGTTCCTTTTTTACCATACCGTTGAGCATATTTAAGAATATTTCCAATACAAAAACCATCACCATGACCAGCATCGATGATAAATTCCGTAGCTTGAAATTTTTCTTTTGAATAATGCGAATTATATGTATTATCAATATGATCTTTTAATGCAGCAATATGCATATCTTCATTAAATTTATAATCTATCATTCCCAATCCTTTCTATCATTTTCATTATCCCAGCCGTATGTATATTCTCTGATCTCAGCATCTGTCATATCTTCTTCAGAAACTACAGAAGAAGTAAGTACATCGCCTACATAATAATGCGGATCAAACGGTCGACCGTAGTAGCGATCTGCGCTACCACGATCTTGAGGAGAACCATGTCTAGGATTTTTAACTATCACCATTTGTATCTTCTTTGAATATAAACATCAAAAACTTTAGCATTTTTTATACCACCGATTAAATCACCGTAATAAGTAAATTTTCTAGTTCCGAATTTTTTATAAGGTTGTCTACCTTTTTTTTCTAATCTCCACTTATAACGATTTCCGTATTTGTCTATTGCAAATTCAGTAGTTTTATTAAAATACTTTATAGCCTTTCTGACTATTTCAAATTCTTCCATATCTGCAGAATTTTCACGATCAAATCTTCCGACAAATGCAGAAGATGCTCTATTATTATTAAATTCAATTCCCAATTATATTCCTCCTAATTGATAAAATAAGTTCCACCAAGTGTATTGAGGTCCTTGGCCGATATCCATCCAGCCAAGAACAAAAACAAATAAGATAATATATCCTAAAAACTCTTTCATTAAGCAGCTTCTAACATGCTTAATGGAACAATGTATTGTTTATCTGCAGATTTAACTACTGCTCTAGTTCGCTTGATTTCTTTAATCGTTCCAACTAAAACAGGTGATCCGTCAGATTCTTTTGCAACTACTTTCATTCCAGTAGTAAGCTTAAGAGCATTTTTAGCAGATTCCATTCTTCTAATAAGCTTTTGTTGAGCTTTAACAGTAGTAATTACTGCATTGATTTCGGCTATAGTTTCAAGTTTTCTAATAGCTTCTGTAATTTCGGGTATAGTATTCATAATTTTCTCCTCTTCTATATTGCCCAAGATTTAACACTGTAACCGAAATTATCGGCTACCCATTTAATACCGTAGTCTTTTGCTACAGCTACAACCATTTGTTCACGCGGATATGTGTCCAAAGATTGAAGAACTATTTTAGCTTGAGGTACACAATCATATTCAATGAAGTTACGAATAATGGTAAAATAACCACGATCATCTTCATACATTTTTTTCATATCAGCATCTGTTTCAGCTTCAATATGAATTTTATAATCATTAATTAGTTCATTCATATTAGTACTAAAATTACCGTTATTTGAAAAAGCCATTATATTGTCATCCTCTTTAATTATTATGGTACCATTATACAGCGAAAAAAAGCATTTGTACACGGTTAAATGCGCTTTTTTTCATTTAAAATGAATTTTTTTTAAAAAAGATGGTATCTGTTACAAATATGATACAGTTATCTTATATCTGGAAATATTTCAGCTATAGCTTTAGCGCATGCAAATGCTACTTGACGATGTTCTTTTTGTGTTTCAGGACCACATCGTAATTCAATAAAATGAATCCACGATCTTAAAGTTCCGTTCATATATAAACGACTAATAGTTAACCCTTCTGGTAATACAGCTCTTGCTTGTTCTTTTGCTATACCATTTTCTATAGCCCATCTATATGCTTCTTTAGCTTGATTAATAATTCCACGTTGTTTTCTTTGCCAATCAACTATAAGAGTAGTTAATCGTTGATCTCCTTGAGTATTAGGATCGCTTTCAATCTCTATACTATTTTGTCTATTTTGATAGTCTTGTAATCTACATTCTTTTAATGCAAATTCTAGCTCTTCTACTGGATTGGCATATCGTTGACTAAATTCTTGAAAAGAAAAACTTCGATGTCTTAAGATTTGTCTCGCAATGTCTCTTGTTGTTTCGATTTCAATACAGGCTGAGACCATTTCGAATGGCGACCAGTGCTTATGTTTTTTGAGGTAACGTAAGAGTTTTTCTGCCGTTTTGTTGTTAGTTTGGTTTGATGGATTGGATACACGGGCGCAATAAGCGATGAGATCTTTGGCATCATTCACTCCTTCCATTTTTTCAAATGGTTTACTGTAACTTATTAATTTAGCATTCATATGAATATTTATGTTTTCGTCAATTTCCAAATTGGATGGGGATTCAATCATAGTTTAAAGTCCTTAAATTTTGACATTTTATCGTGTGTATCAGTTTTATCAAATACCGGAGTATCATCAACTAATGTTTGTTGACTTTCTTCTACATCGAATAATCTCATTTTAGCTCTATCAACACCTATAACAAATCTCCTATATGATGTCGGATCATTATATCTATTCTTTAATTGTTTAACCATCATCTGACCTTCTCTGTCAAGTTCTTCGGTAGATATAATAGCAAACATTAAGTCGGCAGTCGCGGGTAATCCAAAAGATTCGGACGTATCTTCAAGCCCAACATCTGAGTTAGAATAACCACTACGCGTCGTCTGTGTTGCCGAGAAGATCGGGACGTCATACTCGACAGCGAGCCCACGCAACTCCTCAGCAATAGCTTTAATATATGAATACGAGTTAATTGCACCGCCCATTCCTTTCATTCTACTTGATGCGCAAATATTTAGATAATCAATAAAGATTATATCTGGAATAAATTGCTTCTTTAATTTTAATTCATTTAATAATGCTCTGAAATGTCCAGAATGTGCCGAACCAGTTGGATATTCCTTAACTATTAATTTACCAGTTGTCTTTCGAGATAAGTCAGCAACTTTAGTCATAAACATATCTTTTGACATTTTATCAAGTTGATCTATCGGAATATTTAAAAGATTAGCATCTATTCTTTCAGCTATTCTTTCTTCGGCCATTTCCATAGTAATATAAAGGACATTCTTACCTTCAGTTAAAGCAGAAGCGCCAACATGGCACATAAATAAGGACTTACCGACACCAGTACCAGCAAGGCAAATATTAAGGGTCTTGTTCGGAACTCCTCCTTTAGTAATTTTATTGAAATAATCCAGGTCAAAGGGAATTCGATCTTCTTCTTTATGATAGAAATCAAATCGTTCTTCTGCGTTTTCAACATAGTCGTGTCCAACATTCGTATCAAATGCTACTCCTAAAGCTGTTTGTAATAAATCTGGTAAAGCGTTTTTAGTTAACGATTCGTGTTTGCCATCAATAATAGATATCGATTCCATAACTGCGTTATAGATTGCTCTATCTTGACACCACTTTTCAGTATTATCTAATAGCCATTTTTCATCCACTTCGTCTCCATCAAATAAAGACTGAGCTATATCAACTGCTGCAGCGAATGAATCACTATTTAAATTTGAATTTTCGTTGAGTTCAACTAAGAAAGATTCTTTAGTCGGTAGGTTATTATATTTTGCTACAAATTTACCGGCTTCTTTAAATAGAGTTCTATATGGTCCTTCGAAATATTCTGGTTTAATGAAAGGTAAAACCTTTCGCATATAATGATCATCAGTTAATAATTTTCGAAGTATCGTCTGCTCTATCCGTAAATTCATTAATTTCCTTTCTTTCGTTTAATTTTACCCAACCTTCTTTTTCTCCTCTTTCGATAATATCTTCTAATATTCTAGCGATAACACCGTGAAGAGTTCTATTATTTTCTGTCAAATGTGGATCTGGACTTTCTACTAAATGAAAATTAAAACTAAAATGATCTTTAATTTCATTAAAAGCTACTGAACCCAATTGAAAAACTGTTTCAGTAAAATCTCCGGTTAATATTCGAATATGCCAAAGAGTTGAATCGTTTGGCGCTGGAATTAACTCGTAATCCTTATTCTCCACCATTGTCAATGTCGACAATTGCGTTACCTCCAATTTGATATGCTTGTTTTAAATAATCTTTAAAGTCTGTACCTTCAAAAATTGGTTTCCAAAATTCTTCGGTTAACGTTACTTCGTGACGAACTTTCGCACCCACTTCTCCGCTTGATTTGTCCACGGTTGCGTACCATCCAGGGCTAGGTTTAGTAACATAATTACCAACCATAGCGATATCAAGTAAACCGCTATAATGCTGTACGCCACCTTCCCAGCTAACCGATATCGGAATTTTGGATTTTTCTTTAACATAACGAGATTTTTCGATATTGATGATAAAGTCATAACCTACTACTTCTGTCCCTTTTTTATCTTGTCGTCTACCAATAATCCAAATATTATCAGCGCTATAATATATACCAGTGCCTCCAGATACAACATCTTTTGGAAATAGTCCGATTTCTTTATATGTATGATTAACAGCAATTAAAGGAATATCTTTCATATTTAAATATGGAGTAACCATTCTAAATAAACCTTTAAGAGCTTTTGCCCTAGACATATCAGCTACTGATTTTTCATTAAGAGCATCTTCTAATTCTTTCTTAGAAGCTAAGTTACCAACCGAATCGATAACAACTACTACTTTATCACCACGATTTAATTGTTCTAATTGACTTACTAAATCAAATTTTAATTGTTCAACGTCGGTAATTGGAGTATGTAATACTCTTGAAGTATCAATATCAAAGTTTTCGAAATATTCTTGAGGTGAACCAAATTCTGAATCATAAAATAATATTATGGAATCTTCATATTTTTTTAAATAAGCTGAAGCCATAATAAGAGCAAAAGATGTTTTAAAATGTTTTGAAGGTCCAGCTAAAACTGTTAAACCTGGTGCTAATCCACCATCCATAGATCCAGACAATGCTACATTCAACATTGGCACATCAGTTTGAATTAAATCTTTTTCGTTGAAGAATTTTGAATCTGAAAGGATTTCAGTTTCTTTAATTTTACTGTTCTTCTTCAGCTTATCCATAATACTCATAAGCATCTCCTATATAATAAGTAATTATACCACGCTTTCATTTATTTGTACACCTCTTTATTGTAAAAATTCCATAAGACTTGCTTTATTAGCAGCCTTTTCTAAAGCTTCTGGTCTCCATATACTTGGATATAGTGGTTTATCATCTAAATCCATCATATAATAACCTGAAGCATTTTTTCTATTGTTCCCAGATCTATCTAAATTATTTAAAAATCTAACGTAAATGCATAGAGTATCTTCATGAGCTGAAGCATTAGTTCCTAATACTTCGGTTAAATCTTGAAGACAAGCATCATGAAAATCGTATACATTTACTCCTTTAGGTTTTCTAAACATTTGATCAATAGCTTGTACTGCATTATTTCCACAATATAAACTACTATTAGGATCAATTAGTTCTGGGTGATAAGTTGCAATATCGGCAGCCATTTGAGCATAAGGAAAGTTCCATCTACGAACACCAGCTTTAATATTTACTTCATTACATCTATCAGTAATTTCTTTTTGATTAAACGGAGGATTTCCAGCTTTATGGTTATTTATTAAATATTCGGTTAAATCATTAATTAAATCATAACCAAATGAAGTAATATGTTGAGTTAAATTTAATCCTTTTACTGGAGTAGGATTTTGGTTACCAATAGTCGAAAACATTTTCTTTCCAGCTTTCTTCCATTCTTTCATTAAATCTGCCATTTCTTCAACTGTTTTATACATTCCAAAATGAGAGACTATATTATTGTGATATCCATGAAATGGTTTAGAAGCAAAAAAACCTGAACCAGTACTACGATGAACGTAATAAGACCAAATATATTCTCTAGTAGTCCATTCATTAGTGACATACTTTCGTATTCTTTCTTGAACATCTTTAGGTCTTTTCTTAAACATACGTTGATCTAATCCATGATTTAAATCTTGATTAACATTATTAAATCCTTCGTATGTTCTTGACACACAATTATAAGCATGAACATGCTGCATTAATGGATCATTAACATGTTCATAAGCCTCTGGACCTAAATAATCTAAATCGCCGATTAAACAATTTTCTTCTAACCATTTAGATTTTGGCCAAAAATAATCTACATAACAATCGTAGTTTGGTCTTTTTTCTAATTCCATTACATAAAATCCTCTAATGTTTGAGTTTGTCCCCAATTATTTTTACGATAACATACCGGAGATATATGTACACTTGAATTAGCTTCCATATGTTCTTTAGCATATTTTTCTGGATCCATAGTATACCATTCTTGTGGAGGTTTTACTATGTTAACTTTGTGAACTTCTAACTCGTCTATAAATTGAAAGGTTAAAGTTTTTCTTTTTGTATGGCATCCCCAAAATGGTTTACCTTTGAAATATCCAGTTTTAGGCAATTTACGATCTTCATGTTCTACTGGAACAGGAGCACAATAAGATACATCCACTTTATATTTCTTTTCTAATTCTCTACCTTGATCGATATATTTTTTTATTAAATCTTTTATATCAAACTTTCCTTCAAGTCTTAATAAATGATGTCTAATATCTATAGAACCATAACATAAAGTAATTGGCATAGTAGGTATTAAACCATTCAAATCCGATTCTATACCTCGCTTTAAAGCTCCGATTAATGTCCTACCGTTTTCTCTTAAAACTATATCATTCTTATTAGAAAATGATGGCGTATGTGAATCTCCTACAGAAATTCCAGTCATATTAGTCAAGTCTTGTTGTCTTAAACGTTTTATATTTTTACACCAATTCGATAAAGCTTGACACCATGCAGCATCTATTTTATTAAAAGTAGTAGCTGCATTCATTCTTTTACTTAATTGTTCTCCCCAATCAGGCATATCAATATCAAGAGATATGACATTATTACAAGACATTACTCTATTAATTCTATCATATAACTCTTCGGTAGCACCTCCAAATAAATTTAAAGTACCACCAAAATTTACACCGTGTTCGATATAAACAGTATCAGTCGCTAAAATTGGATCATCACACTTATGGTTAATAGTGGCATTTAATTGCTCTGACCATATTTGGGCCCACCCAAAAGTATGAGAATTTTTTAGTTTCGGTATATTTGTAATAGGATTCGCAAGCATTTTCATAATATAATTTCCATTCAATTGATAATACTATTATACTACGTTTTCGGTCTTTTGTAAACCCTTTTCATTTAATAAATGTGCCATATCTGTTTCTAATCTTTTAATTCTTTCTTTAATGTCATTTATAATTATCTCCCTCTCTGCTGTACGTACATCGACGTCCTGTTTTCCTGTTACTTGATCTTCGTTTAAGGCATTATCCATTATTTGTTGAGATAAAGACATATTCAACTCCTGATTCTTGAAATAGTTTCTCTGTAAATTTACACGAGTCTTGCCAATGTTCTGGTAATTCTGTTTTTTCCATGACTACTCGCTTAATCCCTACTTGTATGATTCCTTTTGCGCAATCAGAACAAGCCGGGAGACCTGTAATATATAACGTTGCTCCGTCTAAAGAAACACCATTATATGTTGCATTGAATATAACATTCATTTCAGCATGTACTACATACTTATATTTTGTTTCTTTATTATAGTATCTATCATCGGAATCATCAATTCCGCGTGGAAAACCGTTAAAACCTTGCGCTAAAACTTGACCTTTTTCACCAACTGCTATAGCACCAATTTTGGTAGATGGATCTTTAGACCACTGAGAAATCTGTTTAGCTAATGCTAAATATCTTTCATCCCATTTATTTGACAAGGTGAAAATGTCTTTCGTATACGTGTAAGTTTTGAACTTGCCATTGAATAAACCCAGGAGTGAGTTCTTTGCGATAGTCAGAATCCCAACCGTTTTCCAAATAAAGTCTGTTATAATCTTCTGTAAGTTTTTTAAGTACATATTTTTGCCATGCATAATCATTTTTGTATCCATACACGACATCATTAGATCGCATCTGAACTACACAATTTATTTCACCATTACGAATATAATAGTTAACTGAATTGGTACAAATAAAATCATTCTTTTCTTCTTCATTATATTCGTACCAAATAGACGGTCTAGTATAAACCATATTAGCTCGTCTAGTATCCATATTATTTAATAATTCATCTAAGACCATATTATATTGACTATAATACCTATCACTAAATATAATTTTACCATAATTTGAATTAATTTCACCGTGCCTATTTGCAGCATATTTCCAAGCTTCTGGCGGTTCACTTCCTGGATTTATATCATTAATATTAGTTGATTGAGATTCATACCATTCAATTTCATTATTAATATATTTTTCGTTAGGTGTACCAAATATAGCTGGTTCATCTGCCAAAAACGAAGCACCGATTAATTCAATAGTCTTTTGACCAGTTCTATCAGTAGTATATACTTCATCATTTAATTCACCGATAAAATGTTTTCTTATATCAGCTACATTATACTCTCTCATCACATACTCTCTTTCTTAAATCAGTCGTTGAAAATCTATGGTCTCTTTTATTAAAATATAATTCAATACCACGATTTCTACATTCATCTTTTCCAGTAAAATCTCTTGTTCTATATTCTTCACCCAATATTCTAACATCAATTGGATACATATTCATTATATCAAGCAAATCACTTTCTGTACAATAAACTAATACTTCATCGACATATTTTACTGCTGCAATCTGAGCTTGTCTTTCTACAATCGATTGAATAGGCTTATTTTTTTCTTGTCTATCTAACGTAGGATCTACTTGTAAAGCGACAATCAAATAATCACATTGCGACTTTGCTTCTCTTAACATAGCAATATGACCAGCATGAAGCAAATCAAAAGTAGAACAAGTTATGCCTACTCTCATTCTGAAGTTTCTCGCTTCGGTCTATTTAGAAAATCATTATTTGGATTTTGACCTTGCATCTTACCACGACAATATTCAACTATAAATGAACCATAATTAATCATATCTTTTGCTGAATCTTCGAGTGATTCAAAGTTTTCTTTGAAGTTTGGATCATGTTGAGTCGCTTCTACGACTGATCTCATACGAAGCATTTTAGCATGAATAATATCTAATAGCGTAGCTACACCTTGTGGATAATAATCAGCTTGTTGTATTCGCGAATGAGGATTTTGATAATCATTACCTTTTTTATTTTGCACTTCTGCGCATTCTTGTAATACTTTAATTGATTCTTTCATTGTTACCTCCGAGTATATTATACCATATCATTTGAATAATGTACACAATTAATTTGGTAATGGGAATGGAAATCGATTTTCTTCATTTAAAAGAGAAACAGCCAGTTTAGCATCAACATACCCAAGTACTTCATAACTTATTGATTTGCCTTCTTCTAATGTTTCATATCTATTGTTATTACCCCATTTCCATACAGCAATCCACTTTACTACGTTCTTTGCAATCTGTTCTTGAGTATATTTTCCAATATGTACGCCCTTTTTCGCATATTGTTTATAATCCATTACTCCTAAATCTTCGTGTATAGTATCAATAGCTATTTCTTTTAAATGACATGTTTGTTTAGGATCAACTTGGCCTTGGTGATATTCTGGAAATTCACAATCAGCACCTCGTATTCCTGCTTCATAATCATGCATTTTTTTATTTCTATTTTTAATAAAAACTGAATCCGGTTTTCCGAAATAAGTTTTAGAGATGTTTATATACGTATTCAAGTGCACGATCGGCCTCCTTATCTAATGGTCTATTTTTATACCAGTTACCAGTATCAGTATCAAATTCACGGCATAACTTAGTAATTTCTTCTGCTGTAATAGCATATTTTCTTTTAATAGCATTACCAGCTGTAGCAACCATTATTTGATACATCTTATGATACCAGCCAGTTTTACTAATTGTTAAATATTCGGTTGCTAATTGTTTTGGCCAGAACGGGCAATCTCTATAATCATTCCAATTAAAATCTTGATCCAGTTTTTGTTTTCTATGTTCTAATACTTCTTTTTGTACGGCTTCTGGCAATCTATCAAAGAAACTATTTAAATTGGCCTTTTCAGGCATAGGATGTTTTTTAATTAAAGATATAACATCAATGCTGTTCCCAGGATTACTGAAGATAAAGTTAAAGCTATTATCGTATACTGCAGGGATGTAATACATGCGAGATAAGTCCTTAGTCTGTTTATCTCCGAGCTCTCCCAATTCTGATTGGAGAGCATACCAAAATGATCGTATCCTAGTGTTCGGCACCGTTTCCGTAAGTGGGAAGACAAGACGGAACTTAGGCGTAGAACGTGTACTACTAGCTGTACTATAACAAACAAACCTGTACTCATTAAAACGTCGAACCAAATCATCTTTTAAATCTCCTTCAAATTCATAGTCATCAACGTCAACACAACACCAACTGTCCCAACATATAACATTTTTATTAGCTCTTGTAGTACCTTCTTCATAAATAGCTGGAGAAAATAATACTGCATCTTTCTTAGATTTTTTAGGCTCTTTAGAAAGTTTATATAGCATATTTTCGAACTTATCAAAAGATTCGAATTCTAGCTTTTTGTTAGTTTTATTATCAAATATACTATTAAATATTGTCAAGGAGAGCATAATTATCCTTATGGCTAGGTCCTTCCCAACCTTCTGGCTTTATTAGATCTGGCAATCCTAATGGATTTGGTCTAGACTCTTTTACACCAGGTTCTTTACTCATATTTGCTTTATGAATAGTATCCCATGCTTTATAAGCATCTACGCCAAATGCGTCTAATGTACCTATTGCTACAACACACAAATCAATTAAACCATCTACTATTTCTTCACGATTAATATCAATTGCAGCTTGTTTAGTTTCATTCAATTCTTCTTCTAAAAATCTAATACGAAATTCTAAAAATTGTTTTAATAATTCTGGATTATCTTTATTTTTTTCCATCCAATCATGTACGCCAAATTTAGCGTGCATATCATTTATATCTTTTACCCAATTTGTACTCATTATTTTTCCTTTGTTATATTATACACTATTTAAGAACTCTTGTAAATTAAAACTTATCCGTTTAAGATAGGTTTGTGTCTCTTTCCAATCTTTTACTAAATGGCTAAATCCGTATCTTCTATCTTTTAATGCTTCTGCTAATGAATAATCATTACCGCCTGGATATATCGTATCGCCAAAAAATAATGTAGGCCCGTGTAGATGATTTAATATTTGTCGCTTATCTTTTCCTCTTTCTACTATATCAATACCAATTTCTCCAGCAACTTGTGCTTCTATATCTTCGAATCTTCTATTAATCTCTTCGGCAATTAGTTCTCTACTATTATGTTCAGAATCCCATCTATTATATAATTTTCTATTTTCTTGATCAGCATTTCTGCCAACTACGCTAAAATTTACGAGTCCTAATCTTTCTTCTATATGGTTACCAAACCTTAATGGATATTGATTATTTTTTAAAACTCTTTCTAAAAAATCTTTATGGAATTGTTCTAATTTCCAATCAGAATTTGATATATTTTGTCCAGATATCCAAATACTATTACCAGAACAATTAAAACAAGTATTTACAGATTCACATATATCTACACCTATTTGCTCAACTGTTTTTTCATAATCCGATCCTGTTACTAAATATACATCGTTATCATATATAAATTGTTGAAAGAAATCTTTAAATTTTGGATCCATTAATCCGCGGCTCGGAGTTAATGTCCCATCTACATCAAATACAAAATTATAATCCATTATCCAAAAAACTCATCTAGTGTTGCTTGTTCTTCAGCATGCCAACCAATGGCATCCAATATAAGACGAAGGGGTTCGACGAACGTCTTCTCAAATTGCATATCATAATTTACGTAATTATGAAGTTTTAATTCTTTAGGTAAAACATCTGGAAAGGCTATAACATTTTCTCTGATATGATTTGGCGTCTTAAGATAACAAAATTTAATACGATCTCCGTTTGTAACTAATTCGTATTTCTTTTGTAGTTTACTTTCTTTGAGATATTTATTATATAATAAAGAACCTCTAACGTGAATCGGACTGCCTTTACCATATATTGTTTTTCTATCAGACCAATTTGTAATATTAGTAACAGATCTAGGGAACGATACGTCTTCTGGATCCATACTAGCAAAATCTTTTCTAAACTCTCTAATAAATTCTTGAGTTTCTTTTTCGCCTTTAGATATAATAACTTTAAATATTTCTTTAAATTTATTACGGCATATTTCTGGTGTCGACGACTTTATAGCTTCGATGCCCATTATCTTAAGTTTAGGCTCAGCATATTGCACACCTTCAGAGTTATGCACATTTAAAATATATCTTTTCTTTGCAGTCCATATACCTCGATCAGCTATAACCTCACGACCCATAGCCATTCTATTTTTATGTGCATTCATTTTTTCAAATAATTCGGCGTACGCATCATTTAATTGTGGATTAAAATGATCTTCACAAATCTTATCTAAAAATTTTACAGGATCTTTTGGTTTTAATTGTTTTACTAGTGGGCCAAAATTAACATATAAAGAATCAGTATCGATTGCAATTACGTAGTCTTCGTTAGTCTTTAATAACTTATTCATTATTTTATTCATAGCTTTTTCAGCCCATTGAATAGTTAACTGACCAGTAAGAGTTACACCTTCAGCTAATCTCAAATCAAAATATTTAAAATATTGATTACCTAATGCACCATATAAACTGTTCAAAAGAATCTTAATCGCCATCTGTTGATTTTCTAAACGATTTATTTCTTTTTCTAATTGTTGAGTTTTATTCTTTTGATATTCTTTTTGCGCTGCTAACATCATATTCTTAACAGTTACACGTTCATCATAATAATCAATAATAATATTTGGAATTACTCCATCAATATCTTTACGATATGTCGAACCATTTGCGGCCGTAACTCTATCAGATTTATCAGCTTTTTTACCAGACAAATAATATTCTACTCCATTTGGATTTGATTGATCTATTAGAGTTTCTGGAGACATATTATATTGTACAATAATATTTGGATATAGTGAATTTAAATCAAAAGATACGACCCAATCGTGCGCGCCTATGTGTGGTTCTTTAACATAACCACCAGCAAATGATACTCTATTTCCAAGATCTGGTTTATTAACTTTTGATACAACTTTATCAGTTAATAGTTTACGATATATAATCGATTCCCATATTGAAGTAACACCAAATGTATCAGAATAATTTACACCACCTTTATATGCCATAGTTAAAGCAAGAGTAATTAATCCCATCTTATCTTCAAGACGTTCAATTAATTCTACGTCTTTCATATTATAGTCAATATATTTTTGAAAGTCTTCTTTATAAAGATTTTTTAATGAACCAGCTTCTTCAAAAGATAACTTCTTTTCACCTAATACTACATACGCAATATGGTTTAATTTATATGATTCTTGAGCTCCATACGAATATCCGAATTTCTGAAATAATTCAAGATAATCTAATTGTTGTATTCCTTTTATATCGTATGTTTCTTCTT